GCGGGACTATCCGCTAAAGCCGGAGGACAACCGTGTCTGGGACATTGACGAGGTGGATGCTCTCCTTGCTAAAGACCTGCAACGGTTTGAGTCGGGCGTGGCCCGATATTGCTCTGTTGATCCTGATCGTCAAGGCCAATTCGATGCCTTGGTTTCGTTCGCTTTTAACGTAGGTCTGGGAAACTTGCAGCGATCGACGCTGCGCATGAAACACAATCGCGGCGACTACTGGGGTGCTGCATCGGAGTTCATGAAATGGACAAAAGCCGCCGGAAAGGTTCTACCGGGACTCGTCGCCAGAAGACAGGACGAAGCCAGAATGTACCTGTCATCCAGATGTACGACGGAGTCTGGTACCGAGTAAAGGGATACACCTACACCGAGTGCTGCGATTGCGCGCTCACACACAAAGAACAATATCGACTAGTCGATGGGCATTTGGAATGGACTGCTGTCAGGGACGATGTCCGGACAACAGAGCGCCGAAAGGAACTCGGCATCAAAGTAACTCGCAAAAGGTGATGCTGTGGTAGCCGCAAAGGCAACGGACGAACAGATACTCGAGACCTTACGCAAGCACAATGGGATACGGGCGGTAGCAGCCGCGGAACTGGGGCTCAATGAGCGCACGTTCCTGCACCGCCTCAAGCGCATGAAGGCGCAGGGTGCGTCGATTCCAGTATCGACATACCAGCCCGGACGTCAGACGCCAGTCGAGAAAGAGTTTGAATTCACGCCTCTGCCGGACGACGACGTATCAATCGACGAGCTAATTGAGCAACGTAAGCGCAAGTTTGCCCACAAGCGCGAGCACGAAGAGGCGTCAAAGCTCATCCCGATTCGCATCAAGATTGGCGGCCCGATCGGCCTGCTGCATTTCGGCGACCCGCACGTTGACGACGACGGCACCGACATCGAAGCGCTTGAGCGGCACACAGACCTTTGCAATCGCACCGAGGGGCTGTTCGCTTGCAATGTGGGCGATACGACCAATAACTGGGTGGGCCGTCTAGCAAGGCTTTACGGCGAGCAGGCGACGTCTGCCGCACAGGCTTGGCGTCTGGCCGAATGGTTCATCGATCGCTGCCGGTGGCTGTATATGATCGGCGGCAATCACGATATGTGGTCTGGATCTGGAGACCCCATCAAGTGGATCGCAAAACAGCAAAGCACGTTGTACAAGTCATCCGAGGCCCGCATAGCGCTGAAGTTTCCGAACGGGCGCGAGGTGCGTGTGAACGCCCGCCACGACCACGCAGGATCGTCAATCTGGAATCCGGCTCACGGCCCGATGAAGGCCGCAATGCTCGGAACACGCGATCACATCTACGTCGCAGGCCATAAGCACGAAAGCGCCTATTCGGTTCTGAAAGACCCGATCTCGGGCATCACGATGCACCTGATGAAGGTCGCCTCGTACAAGGTGTATGACCGCTACGCCAAAGAGCGAGGGTTCCGCGATAACGCGCTCTCGCCCTGCGGGCTGACGACGATCAACCCTCTGCTGCCGGACAACCATCCCGATATGGTCAAGGTCTGGTGGGAGCCAGAAGAAGGCGCTGAATATTTGACTTGGTTGAGGAAGCGCTGATGCCGAGCATGATCTCTGTGATGCGCTCGAGAATCGCTCGAGTAATGTTCCGCTCCCGTGCCTACAAGCGGGCGCTAATCGACGGCAAGACCAACAAATTGTCCGAAGACGGCCAGATCATTCTGGCGCATCTGAAGCGGTTCAGCCGTTACGGGAAACCCCCGGTCGCCGCGGATAAAACTGGCGCGACGGATATGTTCGAGGTCGGTCGCATGGTTGGCCGACAAGAAACGGTGCAGCTCATTGTCGAGGCGCTGCAACTGGACGAAAAGACCTTGACCAATCTGCAAGAGGAATTCATCGATGAGTGACGATCAAGGGTCTGCACCAGCAGGCAACCCGACTGCTCCGGCAGCGGCTCCTGCGTGGTACGCGCCGGAAGGGATCGACCAAGGCACGGCTAGTCAACTAGGTGAACTAGTCAAGGCCAAGGGATGGAAGGGGCCAGCCGATGCGCTGCTCTCCTACCAGAACCTCGAGAAGGTATTCGGCGCTGACAAGGCTGGACGCACCATTCTCGCCCCCAAGTCGGATGACGATGCCGAGGGCTGGAGTGCCGTCTATAACCGCCTAGGACGCCCGGAGAGCGCCGATAAGTACGAGCTGCCAGTCCCGGAAGGGGATGATGGCTCGTTCGCGCAGGCGGTTTCTCCCGTCCTTCATGAGCTTGGGCTGACAAGCAAGCAAGCCAAGGGGCTCGCCGAGTGGTGGAACGAAACGTCCGGCAAGCGGATAGAGATGGAGCGCGAGTCGTTCCTGTCGAAGTCCGAGGAAGATTTCGCCGCCCTGCGCCGGGAGTGGGGTGCCGCGGCTGATCAGAACGTCGAGCTTGCCAAGCGGGCTGTGGCGAAGTTTGGTGCAGACGCCGGTATCGATGCCGACTCTCTTGAGCGGCTCGAGGAAGCGATCGGCACCGGGCCGATGCTGAAGCTTTTCCATTCAATCGGTGCGTCGTTTGCGGAAGGCACGTTCGTGGCCGCCGAGGG